GTGGTATAAGGGACAGACAATGGGGTTGATAATTGGGAAGGTTATCAAGAAATAGATGAAGAAGATGTATTAGATTTTATTGAAGAAAATTATAAATTAATAAATGAAGAAAAAGAGGAACAAGGAAATGATTAATAAACAAATTTATCCAAAAACAAAAAGAATACCTTTATCAAATACAATTTATGTTACTGAAAAAATAGATGGTAGTAATTTAGGGTTATTTAATTTAAACGATAAATTATATATAGCTCAAAGAGGTTTAGTATTTTCGATAGATGAAATAGAAGAAATAAAAGACAAAATGTATAGAGGACTTTATTCTTGGTTAAAAGAAAATGCTGAAAATAACAAATTAAACAACAATAGCTGTATATTCGGAGAATGGCTAGGCATGGGTCAAATTAAATATGGAGAAATATTTAATGAAAAATTATTAATGTTTGCAAAAGCAAATATTGATGATGAATTCAATGTAACTAATTTAAAGTATGATCATAGTTTATTTAAATATTCATTTATTAATGAAGAAAGACCAACTTTCATAGGAATTGTACCAATTGTTGCAGTATTAAATAAAATGCCAACAAAAGAAGAATTAGATAAGTTATATGCAGATTATTCAAATTTAGTTAATAGAAAAGTCGAAGGTTTAATAGTTAATTTTAATAATAATATTTTGAAATATGTAAGATTTAAGAACGGAAAGGAAGAAGAACATCATGAATAATTTAGAAGAATTAAAACAAGAATTAAAAAAATTAGAAAACAAGATAAATGAATTAGAAAACAAAGGAAATAATAAATATAAAAGAAAAAGACTTAAAAGAGGAGAAATCTTTTGGTATTTAGATGAGTTTGGGGAAGTTGGAGAAACTTATGAGTCTTATTCTAAAGAAGATGATTTTAACTATAATGTAGGTAATTATTTTAAAACAAAAGAACAAGCAGAAAACTATATAGAAAAACTATTAATAGAACAAGAATTAAAAGATATTGCATTAGAACTAAATAAAGGTGAAGAAACAGATTGGGAAAATTCTAATCAAGATAAATATTATTTAGGTTTTGATTATTATAAAGATGAAATCGATTATTATGTTAATAATAGATCTAAAAAACAAGGTGCAATTTATTGTTTAGACAAAGACTTTAAAGATGTTGCAATAGAAAGAATAGGAAAAGAAAGACTAGCTAAATATTTAAAAGGAGAATTAGATTAATGAAAGATTTTGAATTAAAAGTAGGAGATTTAATAAGGTTAAGAGATGATTTAGAAGATGGCAAGAAATATGGTAATGAATATTTTGTAATCGATATGAAATTTATAGAGTTTAAAAAAGTTGAATCATTAAATATTATAACGAAGTCTGCACGCATTAAACCTAATGATAGTGGTTTCTCTTATAATTACACAAAAGAAATGATAGCAGAAGCAAAAAGACCAATAAAATATGAAACAATCTATAAAAGAAAAGAACCTATTTTAGATGATAAAGAAAAAGAATATTTATGTAATGTTATTAGACCTTTTAGAAATGAAGTTATTTATATTGTTAAAAAAATATATAATCACAGAGAAAAAGAATATATTGCTATTAACTTAAAAAATGATACTATTTTTCTACCTAATTTTAAAGAAAATACAATGTATAAAAATATGAAAATAAATAAAGAATATACTTTAGAGGAGTTAGGACTATGAATCAGATTTTTTTAATCGGACGTTTAGTTAAAAACAACGAACTAAGATATACAACAAGCCAAATAGCTATATTAAATAACACTATAGCAGTAGATAGACCATTTAGCAAAAGTGAAGAAAAAACAACTGACTTTATTAACATAGTAATTTTTAAAACTACTGCAGAAGCAGTTAATAAATATACTTCAAAAGGAAGTCAAATAGCAGTTATAGGTAGTTTACATCAAGATAGTTATGTTTCAGATGATGGGAGTAAAAAAACAAATTACAAAGTCATAGTAAGTGAAGTTAAATTTTTAGATCCAAAACAAAAAGAAGAAACTGAAGTTACTAAAGAAGAAGTAAAACCTAGCGATTTTGATGTATATTCAGAATTTGGAAAAGAAGTAGTAGAAAATGCAATGAATCTTGAAGACGATTTGCCCTTCTAAATAAATAGGGGTTTTAAAAAATCATATTACTACAACTATATCAGTAGTATCACCCCTTTCAACTTTAGCAGTGAGTTTGTGTGATTGAGTTTGACTGCTAATTAAATTAAAAAAGGAGAAAATATGATAACAATACAAATAGTATTAATAATTTTAAAATTATTTAAATTAATAAACATAGATTGGTTGTTTGTATTCTTACCAATAATAATTTGGTTTGTATTAAAAGTTATTATTGAAATAATAAAACAACTTATATTTAATTAAAAAGAGAAGTTATGAAATTAGTAGGAAATAAGAACAAAATAATATCTTGGTTATTAAATCAAGAAGATAAGATATTTGAATTAAAAGAATATAAAGAAAAGCGAAATTTAGACCAAAATGCTAAATATTACAAACTTCTTAATGAATTAGCTTTAACTTTAAAAATAGGAACAGAAGAACTACATTTTGAAATGTTAAAGAATTATTCAGTGAGGTATCAAATTTTAATACCTAAAGATATTGAACTTAGAGGTATTAAATATTACGAATTGAAAAAGACAATAAAAAAGGAAAACAAGCTATTTAATATCTATGAAGTATATGTACCATCTCACGAACTAAAGACAGATGAATTCGCAATGTTATTAAATGGTCTTATCGAAGAATGCAAAGCTCAAGATATAGAAGTAAGAAGTCCAAGTGAGATTAGAGAAGAGGAGATGTATTAATGATTAATTTGATAATTACATTTATTTTCACAATAATATTTTTATTTGTTATTTATTGTATTTCAAATTGCATTGTAAATCTTGAATATAATTGGAACCGTATGAATAAAATCGACAAAATATGTAGATTAATTACAAAGGCATTAATATTTTTAATTATGTTTTGTATGTCGTTTTTAATTATTGGAGCGTTTCTTTATAAAATTAAAATATTAAAATAAAATATCATTAAAAGGAAAAAAGATGAACAATAAAGAACAAAAGAAAACAATAAATAAAATAATAAAAAAGCTAAAAGAAATAAGAGATACAGAAGAAATAGAAGATTTCATAATCAGAGGAAACGAAAATATTGAAAGCCTTATTTGTGAAAATGAATTTGATTATGTTACTTTAAAAACAATTATAGAAATTAAATCAAAAAAGTTATTCAAAGTTCGAAAGGAATTTTAGTGAAAAAAGTTGAATTATTAGAGAAAATAGAAATGTTACAAAAAGAAAAAGATGAATTAGACAAAGCTTATTTAGCAGAAATATTTAAATTAAGAGAAGAAGCAAGAGAAAGAAACATTAAATTTACTAATTTAGAGCAAAGAGCTAAAATGTATCTAAAAAAGTTAAATGAAGCAAATAATGAATTGTTTGAATTAAGAAAAAAGGTGGGCGAATAAATGACTGAAAATGAATTACAAAAATGGTATTGGCTAGAACTAAGAAAAAGCACATTTTTAAAGGAAATAGAAGAGATAGATAAGATAACTATCTCTTGTTCTGGTTTAAGCGAAATTCCTATTAAAAATGATGCTATAACCTCGGTACAAGAAAAGTATATTGAAAGAAAAGAGAAGTTACTTGAGAAAATAAGATCTATTGAAGAAGAAATAGAAGAAATAGAAAAGTTTGTAGAGAGTTTAGAAGATGAGAGTTTAAAAGTGATTTTAAGATTAAAATATAAAGAAAGATATAGCAATTATGGAGTTAGTAGAAAGATAGGAATTAGTGAAAGTAGCATTAAAAGAATTATAAATAAGTATTTTAAATGCGAAAACTGACCTAATTTGAACCAATTTGAACCAAAATGAACTAATTTGAACCGATTTGACCCGGTCAAGATATGTTATAATGTATAATAGGGAATTAAATTAGAAAGACAGCAGAAATGTTGTCTTTTTTCATGGAGGAATAAAAAATGTGGAGTTTTTTAAGTGGAATTTTAGTGATATTTGCAGCAGTATTTTTAATGCCAATGATGATATTCTTAATCATCTTTTTATTTTATAAAAATTTAGTAGATTTTGATGAAGATGAGAAATAAATATTATTATTGCATGAAATACATTTGCAATGCTTGTCCTAAAAAAGAACAATGCGATAAGGAGTTAGAGAGAAATGAAATTCAAAATAAACGGAATAGATTGGAAAATAGAAGAAAAAAATCAAGAAGAAATAAAGACAATAATAAATACAAAAAAAGCAGAAAGTGTAGAGAATGTTAAATCGCTAGATCCTAGATTTTTTGGAATAACATATCCAGATAATTTAATAATTTATTTAGATAAAGATTTACCTGAACAAAGAAAGAGATTAACGTTACTACATGAATTAACTCATTGTTATATAGTAACTTTTATAACTCATTGTGATGGACAATATTCAGAAGAAGATGTATGCGATATAGTATCAAATTCACACGATATTGTTAAAAACATAGTAGATAATTATTTTAGAAAGGAAGAAATAAAATAGAAAAGAGGTTATTTAATGTCAAATTTAAAAACTTTAAAACCAAAAATTATTAAAACACCAGAAGAAGCTAAAGAAAAAGGAAGGAATGGCGGGTTAAAAAGTGGTATTGTAAGAAAACAGCAAAAAAAATTTAAAGATTTATTTATACAATTTTCAAAATTAGAAATAACTAATGATAAATTAAAAGACAAATTAAAAAAAGCCGGTTTCGATGATGAAGAAATGACAAATAAAACAGCTTTAATGTATTCAATGTATTTGAAAGCATTAAAAGGAGATACAAAAGCATTTGAAATTGTATGTAATTTAATGGGAGAAAAACCAGCTGATAAATTAGAAATCAATGATCACTCTAAATCAATGAGTATATTAGAAAGTATTAATAAACAATTAAAAAATGAATGAGAAATTTGTTTTAAGTCCTAAATATATAGATTTTCTAAAATATGGTAAAGCAAGTGCAGAATTTTTAGAAGGTACAACATATGCTGGAAAAACAACCGTTGGAATACCAAAATTTATGTTAGAGGTATCTAAAAGCAATCAAAAATTCCATATATTAAGTGGGCTTGATTTAGGTACAATTGAAAAAAACATTATACAAAAAGAACTTGGTATAAATGATATTTTTGGGAATTTAGTTGATTATAAATCAGCTGGAGATGTCAAATATTCTCTTCCACATATTAAATTTAAAACGCCAAACGGAGAAAAGATAATATTTGTATTAGGATATGACAATAAAGCCCGTTGGAAAAAAGCTCTAGGTGGGCAATATGGCTGTATATTTATAGATGAATTTAATATCGCAGACATGGAATTTGTAAGAGAGATATTTATGAGATGTGATTATAGAATAGCAACATTAAATCCAGATGATCCTAATAAAGAATGCTATACACAATATGTTAATAAATCTAGACCTATAGATAAATATAAAGGAACTGCTCCAGCACAATTAGAGCAAGAATTAAAAGAAGAAGAAAATCCTAAATGGAAATGGTGGTATTTCAACTTTGATGATAATGCTTCACTTACAAAAGAAAAGAAAGAAGAAATAATATCTTCAGTACCAATTGGAACAAAGCTTTATAAAAATAAAATTTTAGGGCTAAGAGGAAAAGCGACTGGTCTTGTATTTAACCTAGAAAAGAAAAACATAATTTCTTATAAACAAGCTATATATAAAGATTGGGAAAGCGAAAATCCAAAAGATAAGTGGAAATATCTTATTTATTCAATAGGTATTGATACTTCATACAGTTCTAAAACACATGATAAATTAACATTTAATTTAATTGGTATAAGAGAAGATAAAAAAATTGTTGTATTAAACACAAAGGGCGAAAATAATAAGGATAGAACAATACCTTTTGCACCAAGTGATGTAATACCAAAGATAATAGAGTTTGCAGAAAATTGTAAAAAAGAGTTTGGTTTTGCACTAAATATATTTATAGATTCAGCAGATAGCGGAACCATAGCAGAAGCGAAGAAATATAAACGTACAGTAGGATGTGTATATAATTTTGTTCCAGCTTGGAAAAAAACACCTAATTTAACTAGGATTCAATTACAACAATCTTGGTTGAAAACTGATGATTTTTTAATAATAGAAGAAACAAATAAAGAATACATAGAAGAATGTAACAGATATAGTTTTACTGAAGATGGAAAATTAGAAGATGGAAACGACCACTTTATACAAGGAACACAATATGCTTGGTTACCATTTAAAGAAAAAATAGGTAATTGGGAATTAATAAAAAAATTAATAAAAATAGATGAGGAGAAATAATGGGAGTAATTAAAAATATGATAAAAAATTGGTTAGAAATAAAAGAACCTGATTCAGCAAATATAGTTATTAATAAAATAAATACCTTTGAAAGCCAAGCATTTATTAATAATATTTGGTATAGAGGAGAAGCTAATGAATTAGATGAACTTTATAAACAATTAGATGATGGAATGGGAAATAAGCATTTTTGGGCTTCTGCACCGACAAATGGTAACAAAATAAGGAAGATACATACTGGACTTCCAGCGATGATTATTGATACTTTGGCTAGCATATCAACAAATGATTTAGAACTTATTAAAGTTGAAGGTAGACAAGAAGAATGGAATGATATAAACAAAGAAATAAATTTAAAAGAATTAATGAACGACGCTTTGAAAAGTGTGTTAATTGAAGGAGATGGTGTATTTAAAATATCAGTTGATACAGATGTGAGTAAATATCCTATTGTTGAATTTTATGAAGGCTCTAGAGTTGAATATGAAATAGAAAGAGGAAGAATAGTTGCTTATGTTTTTAAAACTAAAAAAATAATAAATAAAAAGAAATATATTTTAAAAGAAAGATATTCAAAAGAAGGAATTAAATTTACTTTAGAAGATGAAGATGGCAAAGAAGTAAACATAAGAAATTTCGCAGAATTAAACAAATATCAAGATGTTGAAAATGCGAACAACTTTATGATGGCTGTTAATTTTAAAATTTATAATAGCAAAAAACATAAAAATAGAGGTAAATCTATATTTGAAAACAAAATAGATGCTTTCGATTCATACGATGAAGTATGGAGTCAATGGATGTTAGCAATTAGAAAAGGGCAATTAAAAGAATACATACCAGAAGCTTTACTTCCAAGAGATCCACAAAGTGGAGAAATATTGAAAAGAAATGACTTTGATGTGAGTTTTATAGCGACTGAAACTGATATGTCAGAAGGAGCTAAAAATCAAATACAAACAACACAAGGAAATATTCAACACGATGCTTTATTAACGACTTATATAACAGCATTAGACCAATGTTTACAAGGAATAATAAGTCCATCAACTTTGGGTATAGATGTTAAAAAACTAGATAATGCTGATGCTCAAAGAGAAAAAGAAAAAACAACTTTATATAGAAGAGACGAAATAGTAGCAGTATTATCTCAAATAACTAAAAATCTAGTTGATTTAATATTCAAAGTTAAAGACACAATGGAGGGAAAGCAACTAACTGATGTAAATGTTGACCCAACTTTTGGAGGATACGCTAATCCGTCTTTTGAAGCACAAATTGAAACAGTTGGAAAAGCTTCTGCGACAAACATAATGAGTGTGGAAGCTCAAGTCGACGAACTTTGGGGCGACACAAGAAGTGATGAATGGAAAAAAGAAGAAGTTAAAAGAATTAAAATAGAAAAAGGCATAGTTGAAACGGAAGAGCCAGCTGTTAATGCAGATATTATATTAGAAGATGAATTAAATAATTAGGAGGTTAAGTCTTGAACGATTATAAAATTAAAGAATTATACGAGCAAATGGAACTTGAAATAATTGCTTCAATGAAAAGAAATCTTTCAAGACATTTAAAAGAAGAAAATAAAGTTGGCTTTACATTTACACAATGGCAAGCTATAAAGTTAAAAGAGTTACGCAAATATCAAAAAGAAAATAAAATTATAAGAAATAAATATTTGAAAAATTTTAACAAAAATATAGGTGAACATTTAAAAAAAGAATTTAAGCAAGGTTATGGAAAAGAATTTGAATTATATAATTATTTAAACGAAAGTAAGTTAAATTCTAGTTTTTTTAAAATAAATGATAAAAAGGTCAAACAATTAATAAAAGTTGTAAATAGCGATTTAAATGAAGCAAATAAGGCAGTTTTGAGAATGGTAAACGATGAATATCGACAAATCATTCATAAAAGTGCTTTTTTTGTTGCTAATGGAGTTAAAACAGAAGAACAAGCAACGAAAGAGGCAGTTAAAGAAATTAATCAAAAAAAGATAACAATAGAAGCAATAGATAAAGCTAGTGAATCTTTTTTAAAAGGTGGAATTAATTGTATTGAATATAAAAATGGAAGAAGAGTTAATATTGCAAGTTATGCTCAAATGGCAGTAAGAACAGCAAGTCAAAGAGCTCAATTAATTGGTGAAGGAGAATTTAGAAAACAAATTAATAATCCACTTGTTATAGTTTCAAAACATAATACAACTTGTAAATTATGTGAGCCTTGGCAAGGGAAAGTACTAATAGATGATGTATATAGTGGAGGAAAAAAAGAAGATGGCAATTACCCTTTGTTAAGTGAAGCAATGGAAAAAGGGTTGTTTCATCCAAATTGTCAACACGGGCTACCTAGCTTTTATCCAGAATTAGAAGATTTTAATCACTATATAGATGAACACAATCACGAAGAAAACGAAATAAATTTAGAAGAACAATACATAAATAGGCAAATAAAAAGTTTTGAAAGATTAGAGAAAGGTTCTATACTTCCTTTAAACATTCAATTATTTGCAGAAAGAAAAGAAGAGTGGATTAATAAAAAAGAAGAATTATTAATTGATAAAAAAACTATTAATGAATTAACAAGAGATAGTAAAGAAGCATTACAATATTATGTTCAAGGCGACGGGATGTATATAAATGATTATTTAAGAAATCGTAATAATCCTATAGAACGCATGGGAAAAATGACTGATTTTGATAAACAATTAATAAAAAATTTAGATAATGCAACTGATAATATTATTTTTGATAAAAAACTATATAGGTCAGTAGATGCAAGTGCAATATTTCCTAATATTTCACAAAATGAATATGAAGATTTAAAAGATTATTTAGTTTATAATAGCAATCAAAATCTAGTGGTAAATAATGCAACTAAAACATTAAACGATAAATTAAGAGAGTTTACTGATAAAGGATTTGTAAGCACAACAAAAGATTATAATATAGCTAAAGAATGGGGTTCATTCAGTGGAAGCGATAAGCCCGTAGTGTTGGAATTAAATATAAAAGATGCTGTCAAAGGAAGAGATTTAGATTTTCATGATTTAGCAGATAATCCACAAAAAGAAGTTTTATTAAAAAGAAATCAATATTTTGAAATAAAAAATATATCTTCTAAAGATGGAAATATTTATATAACAACAGACGTTTATGATAAAAAATATTATTACAAAGATATAACTAAAGAAATGTTTGAAAATACAACTCCTAATAGTCATAAAGTAGTGGATGCTCAAGAATTAATTATAAATGATAAAATCTATAAATTTGATTTTAATAATATGATATTTAAATATACAACTCACGAAAAAGATATTGCTAATTTAATAGAAGAAACTTTAGGCGGTGAGATTGAAATGAGACCTGAATTTATAAACGAATTATCGGGTAATAGATCAGCAGATTATAATTGGAAAAAAGAAAAATGGGATTTAAAGGAAATTAATAATTATGGAAAAAGGACGATAGATACCGCTATCAAAAGTATAAAAGGGCAATCCAATAACATAATTCTTGAAATAAAGAATGATAATTATACTTTAGAAGAAATAGAAAATTTAATAGAAAAAAATTACAAAGATAAAAAAAGAGAATATTTAGATAAAGTAATGATAATAAAAAACGAAACAATACTTAAAATATTAAAAAGAAAATAAAAAAAGAAGTTGCCCCCCCACCAATCAAATGATTGTTTAACGCGGGAGGACAACCTCTCTATAAAAAATATACTTTATATAAATCAAAAAGTCAAATCATTCATAAAAGTGCATTTAAATATGTGCTTTTTTAATGTCCTAAATATGACAATAAACTGTTTAGTTTGCTTGTAACAAATAACAAGGTATAGATGACCATATCTAAGAAATGGAAGGAGGAATTATGGAAGATTCTAAAAGAATGCCACTAAACATTCAGTTATTTGCAGAAGGTGGGGAAGAAAATGCAAATGATAATGTTACATTAACAAATAATGTTGATGATAGCAAGAAAGGTACTGAAGAAGATAATAAAAAATCAGTAAAAACATATACTGATGAAGAAGTTAACGGAATTAGTACAAAAAATGTTAATAAGGCTTTAGCAAAACAACTTAAAGACTTAGGAATAGAAGATGTTGAAAAAGCAAAAGCAATATTAGCAAAAGCACGTGAAGATGAAGAAAAAAGTAAAACTTCTGATGAAAAAACAAAAGAGCTTGATGATAAATTAAAAAAAGCAACAGTAGAAATTGTAAATGGGAAAATTGAAAATGCTTTATTAAGAAAAGGAATAAGCGAAAGTAAAGTTGAACGTGCAGTTAGACTTATTAATAAATCTAACATATTAGAAGAAGACGGAACTATTGATAGTGGAAAATTAGCTACTGAAATAGAAGATGTCTTAAAAGAGTTTCCAGAACTATTAAATACTAAAAGCGAAGAACAAAAGGGCTTTAAAATTGGTGGAGATGGTAAGGAAGATAGTAAAGACAGTGACTTTGAAAAAATGAAGAAAGTCATGGGATTAAAATAGCCAAAAAGGAGGAATAACAATGGCAAACAATATTCAAAAATTTAAAAAATATGTAACTTTATTAGATAAAGTATATAAAGAAGCAGCATTAACAAGTGATTTAGATAGTGATGCTGAATTAGCAAGAGAAGGAGCAAATGCTGATGAAATTATAATCCCAAAAATCGATATGGATGGATTAGGAGATTATGATCGTAATAGTGGTTATACAAATGGAGATGTAACATTTAAAAATGAAACAGTTAAATTTAACTATGAACGTGGAAGAATGTTCACGATTGATAGTATGGATGCGAAGAAACAGCTGGACTTGCTTATGGTAAACTTTCAAGTGAGTTTATTAG